CTGCCCACCTACACTCTCCACAACTTAAAAATATTAAATACGAATTAGAAGAAGCTAAAGTTTGTATTCAAAAATTAAGAAAAATATTTCAATGTCCGATGCCTATTATGTGGGGTAATCACGATATAAGAATACAAAGACTTGCTGAAAAATCATCTATGCCAGAGTCTTTTCTAAAAGATATAAACGAAATACTAGGTATAGATCCTTCATGGAAATGGACTTGGCACGATAAATTAGTTTTAAAATTACCTAATAAATCAAAAGTATTTTTTACACATCATTTTAAATCTAATGTTTTAGCTAGTGCTAAAGAATTAGGAATGAGCTTGTGCGTTGGTCATCAACATACTTTTGCTTCGATTTCTCACTATAGCTCACCTATGGCTCTCAACTTTGCGATGTGTGTTGGTTCTAGTATTGAGCCAAGACATGAAGCATTTAAGTATGGAAAAAACTTTATCAAAAGACCAGTTATTTCATGTGGAAGTATAGTGGACTCTGTACCTCAACTGCACCCAATGTTTCTTGATAAAGATGGAAAGTGGACAGGTCAAGTATGAGAATAGTTTATCAATCTGGTAAACTATATTTAAGTCTTACTAAAGATGAACTTAAAAATATAGAACCAGGGAAACCTACAGAGATAGATATATCTTTGATACCTGTCTTGTTTCAAGACATATCACAAATAACCCAAGAAAGATTAAAGGAGCTAGAATGAATATTAAAGAGGTTACAAAAATTTCTATAAAATCTCATGAAGGTTTTAGACTTGAACCTTACAGATGCACAGAAAATCACTTAACAGGTGGATATGGCCATAAGTTATTAGTTGGCGAATTAGTGCCTAAGACAAAAGAAGGTTGGGAAGAAGTCTTTGAAAAAGATTTTAACAATGCTTGGTCTAGTACTGAACAGTTCTGTGAAACAAATAATTTACCAGATAATGAAGAGATGATGTCTATTCTGTGTGAAATGATTTTTCAACTTGGTTATACAGGAGTCAGTAATTTTAAGATGATGATTGAGGCCTTAAAAACACAAGATATGGAAGAAGCACACCTACAGATGAAAGACTCAAAGTGGCATAAGCAAACCACAAATCGATGTGAATCTTTAGCAGAAAGAATGAGGAACGCATAATGTGGACAATGTTGTTAAAACCCTTAATTGGTGTAGCTGGTGATGCAGTAAAAGGTTTTGTAGATACTAAAAAAGCAAAAGCAGAGTTAGCTGTTACAGAAATAAAAGCTAAAACCAAACTTAAAGAAGATCAGATTGCTGGCAAAGTCAAATGGGAGGCCTCTGCTGTTGATCAGATGCAAGGCAGTATTAAAGATGAAATAGCCTTAATAGTTTTATTAACTCCAGCAGTATTAGTGTTTGTTCCTGGTATGACAGCACATATTAAAGCTGGATTTGAAGCGTTACATAGTCTGCCTACCTATTACCAACACTTACTTTACATAGCTATAAGTGCAAGTTTTGGAATTAAGGGAGCTTCAGGTGCAATGAAGATGTTTAAAAAATGAGTACCCTTAAAGAAGTAGAAGCACAGCTTAGAAAAGCAAAGAAAGAAAACAGAGAACTTAAAAAAGACAATGATGAAAAAGACTTACATATAAAGTTTCTTAATGAACGATTAGATAATTGGGCTGATAAGAATGCACAACTTAGAGAAGAGAAACTCAAGATTACAGTAGATGATGTCATAGCTTTCCAAAAAGCAAAATCAGAGTATGCCTCATCACAAGATCAATCCTTTGTAGATCAACTAGAAAAGCAAGAACAAGTTAAATTAGACTCACAAGGAATTTAAATGAGTAAAGATCCTAGACTTAAAAGAGCTGGTGTAGCTGGTTTTAACAAACCTAAAAGAACTCCAGGTCATAAAACAAAATCTCATGTCGTTGTTGCAAAAGAAGGTGAAAGAGTAAAAACAATTCGCTTTGGTCAGCAAGGTAAGACCGGTGATAGAAAGATGACTGCAAGAGCAAAGTCATTTAAAGCTCGTCATGCTAAGAACATCGCTAAAGGAAAGATGTCAGCAGCTTATTGGGCTAACAAAACTAAATGGTAAAGAAAGGAAAGTAATATGAAGTATGGATATGGAAAAAAGATGAAAGTAACTAAGACTAAAAAGAAAACTAAAAAGACTAAAGCAAAAAAATCTAAGAGGTACTAATGCCATTTTCAAAATACTCACCAAAACAGAAGAAGTTAGCTAGAGTTGCTTCACCTAGAGATAAGATTACTGGTGCAGACTTCAAAAAACTAAAACCAAAAAAAAGGAAGAAGAAAAAATAATGGCAACTAAATCAATCAAAGCTCCTAAAGGATTTCATTTCATGAAGTCAGGTCAAACATACAAATTAATGAAGCATGAAGGTGCATTTAAACCCCATAAGGGAGCATCATTATCAGCTAAGTTCACAGTTCAAACAAAACACAAAGGATAAATTATGCCAAAAAAAATACCTAAAGGATTTCATAAAACTAAAGATGGTAGAATCGTCAAAAAGGGCCTTTATTTCAACATGAATCAGAGAAAAAAAAATAAAACTAGCCGAAAAGGAAAAGGCACAGTAGCAACCAAAGCATTAAAACAGGCAGCAAAAACAGCTAAGAAGTAAATGCACAAGTTGGTTGTAGTCAAATGGATCGATAGTGGTCTGTGTGACTCAGCATGGGTAGAGGCAAAGTCTTATGAAAAGAAACCTATGCCAATCTGTTATTCTGTAGGGTGGTTATATAAAAAGACCAAAGATAAAATTATATTATTTTCTAGTTACTCATTAGAGAATGATAAATATGTAGATGGCAACGAAGGAACTCTTCAACTAATTTATAACAAATGTGTGTTAGATATTGAGGAATTAACCCCATAGAAAGACACTAGGGGGTTATTAAACCCCCCTGTAAAGCTATTTAAATGGAAAAAATAGTGGACTTAATTGCTTAAAAATCCAAATATTAAACTTTTTTCTGGGAACATAAGACTTGATAATCCTTCTGTTAAACTCTGGAGTATCTTGGATAATACAAGTGAACATTATAATGTTCTCTCATTTTCTAAGTTTCTTGCTCTTTCCCACAAAAAAACAAATCTCGTTAAATACTTTGTTTGTTGTTCTGTAAGTGTTTCACCCCATAAAGCCTCATCTGCTGATATTTTTTCTACATTTTGATTTTCTTCTTTATCTAACCATCTATTGTAAATATCAACTAATTTAGTTATATGATCCATTAAGCGACTTCCCTTACCACCCATTGTTTAATATGAGTAAAAACCAAGACACCATCTTTCTTAATATTATTATAAGTCTCTTGGTTTAATATTTTTGTAGAACCATCCACAAGTTTAATATGAAAATATATTTTAGTCATTAGAGGACTCCTTAAATGGATTGTAGGTATCTTCAAAGTCATCTTCGCTAAAATAACTGTTATCTTCAATAGGATAGTCATAAGACTTTCCAAGTTCTTTAGTTAATTTGGCATAGTCAGATGAACATATATAACAAAAATTATCTAAAATATAATAGTTGTAACCTTTTAAATTAAACTCGGTTCTATCAAAAAATACAATCGTATCTTCTTTAAAAGTTTTTATATTTTCTTTAGTCATTATTCATCCAATCCTATAGATGGAATTACATCTAAATCTTCATCAGTAGTGAATATAACACCACTTCCGTTACCCTCATCGTCTTTACTTGCAGTAATCCAATGACCATCATCAAAAACTATTCTTATGTTTGATTGATAATCATCTTCACCAAAAAGTTCTTCATTTTGTTTTTCATCATGGTAATAAACAGCAACAATTTTCTTACCAACAAGAAAATCACTTGCTTTTTTACCCCAATATTTTCTTAATTCAGAACTACTTTTTTTATCTAATTTAGTCATAGTCTCTCCTTAAAAAGGCTATCCCAAAGTGTGTCGAAAGTGTGTAGTAATTATCAGAACTTAACGCACACTTTGGTTTAGCATTACCCAAAAGAACAAGTTTTAGTCGATTTTTGTTCATTATGGTTAAGGAGTACAATATTACCAATGATAGGTCAACAACTAATTTACATTGATTTATATAGCTTTTTATACCATTGATAAATTGGTGTGTCTTAAATGTGTAGTATTTCATAAACTATCTATAAGATTCTGTTTTCTTTTCTTATCTACCTTTGCATAGTTATAAACCATAGTCTCAGACTTCCACCCACCAACAGTCATTATATCGTTAGTAGATGCACCTTTGTTTGATAGCTCTGATGCAAAAGTATGTCTTAATGAATGTCTTTTTTTATTTTGATCGACATCAGCAAAACTTAACATTTCTCTCCATCTTGGTATGAGACCATAATTAGTATTCTTTTGTTGTCCTACAAATCTCCAACTAAACAAATACCCCTCTCTATCATTAATCTTTTGTAACCAATGCCATAAAGATAATTCTGGTTCATTATCATTTCTTTGTATAGGTATGTTCCTCCAAGATTGAGTTTTATTTTCAAATATATTTAATTCATTATTATCTAGGTCAATCATAGAACGACCATTTGGATCTAATCTAACAAAATTCATATCAAGAGCTTCTTGTATTCGAGCACCAGTTCTGTAAAGAAATATTAACAAGAACTTTATTTCGAAGTCAGAGAAGTCCATACATCTTACTATCTCTTCTCTTGTCCACACATATTTATCCTTATCTCTCATAGAAATTTGTGGAAGTTGTTTTACTTTATAAGGCTTACACCAATTATTTTCTGCTGCAAAACTTATTAATCTACTTAAAGGCCTAATGACACTTGTGTTAATAGTATTATATTTTGATGATAACTTTTTTCTTTGATCTAAAGGTATCAAGCTAAATTTTTTGCCTTTATATTGTCTAATCATATCACCAACCTCAGTACCTTCAGGATATCTTAAATAAATTAATTCTTCTTTTTTTTGATTAGTAATATTATCTAAAGAAGTTTGACCAATACAATCTGCATTCTTTAAAAAGAATGGCTTTCTATTCTCACTAGGAGATTGATCTAAACTATTTAAAAGTTTTTGAGTTGCCTCATGAACAGTTAATCTTTTATTATCTTTTATAGGAGTTATACCATCATCAAATTTTTTTTGTAGATGCCATAAAAATATTTCAGCTTCTTGTCTCTTGATTTTTCCTGTGGAAAGAGTCCTAATTACATAAGTTTTTTGAGTAGTTTTATAAGTTCCTGAAACACACCAATAAGGTGATCTTCCATCTTTTCTTTTATTTATTTTAAGCATAATGCCTTAATCCTCTCTATATCTTCTTTGGTAAACACTTGTTTACTTCCAAAGTATCGATTAAAACATTGTTCTTTTGGGTGTCTTGAAGATAAACTATCTATAGTCCTTTTAAAAGACCTTTCTGATTTAGCCTTAAATTTAGGGTATATTTCCTTCATTGTGTACAATTCTTCTATCATAGTAATTTCTCCTGGTTTGTATTTTCTGGTGATTTCCAAAAGATATTGCAGAGTCTAAACTCAGTCTCACCTTTAAATCTTGGTGGAAAACTCCTTGATGTTTTTGTTAATAGTGCTGATTTGAGTTGATCGACATCTAGGAACATTTCCTCATTGATGTCTAACCTTTTTAAGATCATGCCACCCTTTGCAATAGCTTTCTCTATTTCATAATCTTTTATAGATGCCTTGCCTTGCCACAATCTGCCAATTCTTCTTGTTGGATATTTCATGTTACTAAGTTCCCAAGACGAGCCTCTGCTCTAGCATTTGAATTAGCATCTAACATAAACTCAATTTTTGTTTGGACTCTCTCTAGTTCTGCATATTTATTATCCATATCTTCTTGTGCCTTCTCTAATTCTACTTTTAATGTTATTACAGACTCATCTGTTCGTGCCCTAGCTTTACGATCTTCTATAGACATTTTAAGTTCATTAAATTTAAGTTGAATAAATGTTTGATCGAGTTGATAGTCCACTAATCTTTCTGTTCTATCTCTTTCTCTTTTAGCTGCCCTATATTCTTTTATGGCAGTCATCTTTGCATCAGCAATTTTATTAGGATCAAAACTTTCCATCACTTTTCACTTTCTCTTTCACCATATCAAGCACCAAACATTTTATTTCTGCATTAAACTTTGGCTCATGTTCAGCTTTGGTATGGTGTTCATTGCAGAGGGGCGAGATTTTCCACAAAATCTTTGGATTTAAACTTTGAACCACCCATTCCACGAGGTTTTAAGTGATGTAAAGAAGTTGCTTGGCCACCACAATAAACACAAGAACACTCACTTGTGTCTTTTATATTGAAGAACTCTAGCCATACTTTTGTGTGGTTTTGCATTCAAGACCTCCATTACTTTGACATCTTTAATTTGAACTAAAGGATATTGATTTCTGTCCCACCCATGTTTGTTATCATCAAACAAATGCTTCTCGATATGTGATATGTCTATTTTTTTCATATTTTCTCCTTAATATCATTAACGATTGAACCTATTGCCCAAACCATAAAAAGATTAATGAGCAATAGGATAAGTATTGTTAGGAGGAGTAGTGAGTTCGTCATCAAAAAGGAATGTCCTCTGATGGAATTGAGTCACCAAGAGATTTTAAATCATTGTCACTTTGATTTATCTCAGTCATTTTTGGCTTCCACGAGTTTAAAGACGCATACCATTTTCCAGACTTACCCTCTTTAACATCAATGTTAATCCAATCATCTTCTTTATTTTGAAGTTGTTTCTTATACCAATTAGTAAAGTCATCTTTCTTTATTGATATTGAGCACTTAATAAAATCTCTTTTTGGTTCTTTTGCATAAAAACCATCAATAAATTCTTTACTTTTTTCCTGTTCATCATTCATCCTCTATACTCCTTTTTTTTTGGTTGAAAGTTTTGTTCATGGCCATCTAAATCATCCTTATCACCAGTTGGTATAAGGAATAGCTGCCTCATAAATTGTTTTAATGAATATGATTGACTAGCACCTAATGATTGACCACCAGTCATTTGCACAAACATATTTTTTTGTATTGGTTGATTCCAAGTATCACCATCTTTGTGAACTAAAATAAATTCATACAAGATGTGTATCCATTTTTTTACATCACCAACTACCTGGCAATCCTTTTCATTCATAAAGATACTTAATCCATGTTTTGCACATAAAGGATTAACTGCCTTTAGAAAGCTATCAACATCGACATAGCTATAATTTTGAAACTTATTATCGCTATCCTTTTGCAATGTTTTTATGTCCGACATAATGCCATGAATTGCAGTAGCAATAGTCTTAGGACATTGTTCTATTTCACTCATTTTTTACTCCTTACAGTTTTGTTGAGTTCTTTATTTTGATCGAAGGCTATTCTTAGTGTTTTAAAATATTCAAATCCTTGATCTAATTGTTCTCTGTTAAATTCTTTTATTTGGAAATCTTCACCAACTTTAGGAAATCTAGCTAGGATAAATCTTTTAATTTTTCTTTTATCTACTTCTTCAACAAGCTGCATATAAGCTGCACCTTGAACTAAATAATCTGGATAAAAATTCTTAGATGTTTTAAAGTCAATTATAGTGTCATCATTAACAAGTACATCTGCTGTACCACCATATTGATAAAGATCAGATGTTAAACTTTTCTCAGTCCAATTAATTTTATAATCAGATTCTTCCCACCAAGTAAGAAATTTATTAAAGCATATGAGAGTCTCATCTTTTGGAAGTTCATAATATTGATCGAGTATATGCATCTCAGCTAACTCGTGAAGTGAAGTACCTATATCTTGGTGCTTCTTCATTACATCATCGTATTTATTTCCTTTAAGGCCCTCTGCATTACTCCACCTTATTAATGCACCAGAGTCTTTGTAACGACCTAATATTGTAGTAACACTAGGTATCTTTTTATTTTCTATATTTTTATAAACTGTATGAGCCATAATTTAAGTATGGCAAACACTCAATTCCTACATTCACAACGGAGGACATATTTTGTTTTTGGAATAATTGACTATGAGAAAATTTAAATTTAGTCAGACGAATATTTGCCATATCAGACAAAAATAAAACTTTTTTATGAGATTTGCAACCAAAACCTCAAAAAATGAGGTTATCTTCTAAATTAAAATTCTGCTATTACTACAGTTCCAGAATTATGTGTAATATTATGGGTTGAAGTTATTGGATAAATATTGTGGTAATCTTTAATTTTAACAAGTTCACCATGTAAGGTCATGACTTCACAAGTTTTTCCATCTTTGTTAAAATTTTTTATAAAACCAACGACACCTTGTAGATAAGGTTTATCTGATTTTACAAAGCAATAAGTATTTATTGGAGAATTTTTTGAGGAATTATATCTAAGTACATGATTGCCTACAGGATCATATATAATTTTAGCACCTTTTATTTTGGCATATTCATTATGAAATATAACCTTTTGAGCCTCTTCCTCACCTCTAGCTGTGACTTTTCCAGTTGTTTGGTCTAAATAACCAACAACAATATAAGTAGGAATTTCATCGTCTGCAAACTTACCTACAGGCACATTGAGAACTTTAGAATATATTTCCATGTGTTCATGAGATAAAGGTTGTTTTCTGTGGTATTGACGACTTACTGTAGCTTGATCTAATCCAGTTAATTCAGATAATTCTTTTATAGAATTAATATCTAGCTTATCTAAAATATTTAAAAAAGCCTGGTTAATTTTTTTTCCTGATTTCATGTACTCAAATATTGAGTCATTAAACCAAATTTGACTGTTATTGTCCATTGTAAACCTTCCTTTGCAATCTAATGCGAATATCTACCATTTCAGTTTATTGAAAATAGAGAATAAAAAATTATAATCAACATATAAATATATTATTTGAGGTTTTAATTGATTTCTGAAGTAAAATTATTATTGTTGATTTTAGATGAACATAATCATTATGTTCAGATTTGTAAGGAAAACGAAACAACATGGGTAAATTTCGAGGTTCATATATGGAAAAATCTATTGAGAGTCAATGGTTTTAGAGATCCTATGCCAAAATTGTCAAGAATTATTGAAATCTCAAAGAGGCTTAAAAGACTCAGAGAAAAAAATACTGAGGTTTATAAACCACTACCAGATAACAAAGAAATTATCACCAAGCTATATAGAAATACAGCATTCTTGCGATATCAAAAGCAGCAACAACTTGCAGAGATACTTGAGAGATTTAAAAAGAAACCTGTACATAGATTTTACCCCAGGGTTAGCGAGAGATATAAAAATATTAAGAAAAGAAGGGTGGCTTGATGGATGACAAAGTAAGATTGCATTGGATGTCTTTTGTTTTTAACGATTGGCTTTCAGGAACAGCAGAATTAACTAAACAACAAAAAGGTATTTACATTGATTTAATGTCTCATGCTGGGGTTCGCAATGGTGATGGACTTCCTAACAATTTAGATGAGCTCTGTCGTATCATTAATATTTGGGATGCTAGTGCTGAAAAAATGGAAGAATTAAAAACAGATTTACTTACTGTAATATCGAGTAAGTTTAAACTTATAGATAATAGATATCATAATGTTAGACAACTTAATGACTTTAATGAAAAAGTAGAAGTAACACTTCATAGAGTTAATGCAGGTAAGAAAGGTGGTCTAGCAAAAGCGAAGCAAACATCTAGCAAAGTATCTGAATCTGAATCTGAATCTATATCTATATTTAATAATACTATATGGGAAAAAATAAATGTTCGAAGAGGATCAAAAAAGAAGGCTTATGAAAAATGGTTGTTAGTAAAAGATATAATAGATC